ACAGTTAAGAATAAGAACCTTCCTTATTCTAATTAGGGTATTCACTTTGGATTGTAAAATTCTGCTTAGAAGTTATTAGGGATCAATAACTAACGATTCAAAATCTACCACCGATTTGCCTGTCTTTGGATTGCTTCATTAAATATTGCTATGAAATTAGCAAATATAAAAATGGTTACCGTAACCTGAGTGGTGATCGTATATAGTTTATCAGAGTCGCTATCAATAGTGCGCAATCAACTACTGATCGTGATATAATGATAGCAGGAGAAACGACATGAAAGTAAACGATTTCTTGATTATCGGTAGTGGCCGACGCGCTACTCGCCACAAGATCACCGATATCACCAACCATAGCATCCGCATCATGCCCTCACTCAAGGGTGCGCCAACTTCTCAAGAATACTTGCCCGAGCGAGTGATTGAGGCTATGCTGACGCGAGGAGCCGCTACATTGTTGGCTGAACCAGTTATGGCGGCATCAGAGGCAATCCTGGGAGAGTTGCGACAGCGAAACGCGTGGGCGAGAAGTGTGGAAGGTAACGTGCTCACTGTTCACGGACAGGCTGTAGACGTTATGACGTTGAACGAGATTATTACCGTACTATCTAAGCACATGAGGGAGGAAGAAAATGTCGATGTTCAGTAGTGCCCCAGTGTCGTGGTTTTATACCCTGTGGACTGTTATGGATACAAACAGTCGCAATAGCATAATGCCACGACAAACAACCCCGTTTGACGGGCCGACCGACCAGCGAGCGGCGACATCTCCATCGGAAGACTATTCTGGTGCTTTACGGGATATAGCGGCGATGACCCGTGCCGACGCGATACGGTGTCTCGCTTGCGATGATTGGGAAACCGTATTCTGGGCTGACGACCCTATCGGATTCACGCAACGAACACCAGCCACTCAACCTGCGCCCAGAAAGCCAGTAACCCCAAAAAGGCGGTCCATGAAATTTAGATTGGACTTCTATTTCAGCCGTCAGGCGCACGATGAACTACTGGAAAAGCTGACCGCCTCCAATAAGCTCTACCTAACCCAAACCATCCCTATCGAGGGCACGAAAGCAACATGGATCAAGGTGTCATGGAACGAAGAATAAAGCATCTTTATGATCTGTGCGCCCATTGCGGGTTGCTGTTCTTTTATGCGGCTGGCACCACTAGAACGCGCTGTGATAAATGTGAGACTGGAACAAACAATAGTCAACGACCTATCAGCTACCGTCAAATGCGCGTCATCATCCGGAAACAAACAAAAGGAGACATGTAATGTTAGATTTGAATTTTGAACCCATTGAGGGGGACGTAAAGATTGTCAGGGATGACGACCGTAATTTCGCAGTCCAGCGTTATGTTGCGGTGGACATTAAAGAGTCAGGAGCCAGAGGTGGCAAGAAGACCGGCGAGAAGCGCCTGGAATGGAAGACTCTTGGGTACTTTGGAGAGCGACCCGAGTCGTTAGTGGCGGCGGCAAAATGCGCACTTGCGGCAGGAGCCAATGGTCGCGACACCCGCGAGCTAATCGCCAGCATCGAACGCGCCGAACGCAGTATTCGGCAATCAATCAAACAGTTACTTGAAGGAGAAAAAGCATGAAACCAGTAGAACTAGGATTTGTATTAGTCACCGATAAGTCGCTACCGACGCATCCGTCGTGGATGGTGTGGGCACCGTGGAGTAATAATTGGGTGAGAACGCTCAATCAAGTAGGTGAGCGGCAAGGATGCATGACTTACGCCAAGCCCATCGTAGACGGCTACGAAGTGGTGCGCGATCAGGCTATTCCCGGTCAACAAGATTGGTTGTACCTAGATATGGACGAAACAACAAGTCCTGTAGTCGGATTACTGGACAGTACTATCCCTAACCGTTACTGGGATAAAGGGGCGCGATTCTTGAAACCTATCGAACCACCGAATAATCCGGGGTCAGTGATGGTAGCTACTATCCCGAATAACATGGAGGAAAAGTAATGCCTGTCAACCCACTCTATCTTAACCCATCACTATACTGCACCACCGACGAAGCTTGCGCTATCCTGGGTATCACTAGGAGCGGCATCATTCAGGCCCGAGATAAGGGCAAGATCAACACCGTAAAGTTTGGTTCCACAATCATGTGGAACCGCGAGTCCGTCGAAGCATACCGCAAGACACGGGGCACGTTTCCCGTCTACACCCCTGGAGGCAGTAAATGAATAAACTACAGAAACGTTACACACTATTGATGCCGCCCCCAGCATTTATGAAAATAGTCATGAGGGACACTGGGGGCACCAACCCCAAAAAACTGCCACGCAAAGATTTCAAGCGTCTCGGTCGAGTAGGCAGGTAACTATTTCAAGCTAAAGCCCTTATGGGGTTCAATACGATAACCTTCTTGGGCCTTGCGGTAATTAACAGCCGCAAGGTCCAATTCTTGTAAGCTTGAGTACCTATATCCGGTCGGTAGGGGTGGTGTCTGACCTGTAAGTAGCTTTAACCTACGCGCCTCCGACCTGGCCGACTTCGTTGAGATTGACGCTATCTCTGGGTCTTGGCCGAATCCAATGCGGTGTGAAATTAAGTAATTGCGTCGGTGCATCTTGCGATGCTCGGCGTCAGGCATTGCCACCAGTGAAGCGGCTTGCTCCTCGGTCAACGTGTACGGGATTAAGGCGTCTATCACCTGCGACAACCAAACCGCTTTGCGTCTGCCTATTTGAATCAACGGAAAGTTCTTACGGCAAAATGAGCGGACTGTTTCCAAGTTAGCCCTCTTGAGTGCGGCCACCTCGCGGAACGTAAGGAGCCGGTCATTAGGATATATCGGGTACCGCGACCTTTGTGGTTTATTTGTAGCCATGATAAATTAGAACAGCCCTCCTTTGGTGAGGAGGGCTGTTTGGAATACCATCAGACCGAGTAGCTTATGTATTCTACCATCTTCCAGAGTTCAACATGCCATGCGAACCCCCGGGCTCTCCAGAATGTTTGGCTTGCATGAGGTTACTGTACTCAATCAAGCACTCTGCGGCATCTTGCATGTTACGCGCCGGTAGGTGTGAGTCCTCAATCTCACGAAGGTAGACGTTCGTGTCAGGGGTCAGGCCGATAGGTTTCAGAATCTCTGAATCCATTCCTGGTAATGAAACGTATATAATGGAGCCGCTCGGTCTTTGATTAAAACCAAGCTGGACCCTCGCGTTCCTCTGCCAGCCGCCGGTTGTGTCCCACTTGAGGCCAATCGTACGCTCCAGGTCTGCCGAGAACTGGTGTGTGTGACCTGAGCCGACTCTATGAATCTGCTCGTGAGGATGCAGGTTACGGTGCATCGTCAAAAGCCGGTCTTTCACGTCGGAAATGAATCGCGGAGAGTTGGGTGAGATATTGGAGTGACCGTATCCGTGCATAAAGAGTGCGTTGTGTGTGCCCTCGTATGCTAGATTGACAATCGTTGCATCCATTGACAACGTAAAATCAAGTCCATCAATGTCCTCGCAAATATCTTTGACCATTAGGAACAACTGGCCTGCCAGTGGGTGACCGTTCGCGTATTCGTGGTTACCTCGCATCCAGCGAATAGATACCGGCGCGTCTGTCAGTTCACGCAAGGCTAACATTCTCCGTCGAAAGTGGACTGCGCCAATCTGACACTGCGACTCTGCATTGGAAACGGTTACGTCTAGGTCTTGATTCTTATAGATACCTCGACCGGCAACGTAGTCGTCACCCCATACTAGCTGGATGCGCTCAGGAGCGTATTGCTTGATAACCTCAAGAGCCTTGATCCATGTTTGGTGACATGAACTTAATAGGTGATTGGCGTCTGCATAGTGAACGTCAGATTCTCGGTGGGTGAGAAGACCTCCTGTCCTTTGTGTCGAATCGGCATGTTGAGCCCACGTGATTTGACTGCGAAGAATCGCGTTCTCTTCCTCCAGTTGAGAGATATACGCGTTACGTGTGTCAATGACCGCCGGGTGCATTGCCGCATTCGCGTGGGAGAATGGAGGGGTCTTGGAATTGACTCGCGTAACGTGCAAATGCAGACTGCGAATCTTGAGCCGAATTGCATCGTAACTTCGACCCTCGAAATGCCCTTGGATGGTGGGAATATCAAGACCCTGACCTACAAGCTCCCGGAGGAGCTTGATGTCTTCATTAGTCCATGCTGGCTTCATACAGCACTTCCAGTAGTCGGTGTTGACGTACCTTCCAGTACCGCCGCCGACACCCCGGCGAGATAGGCTGTGCCAGCTAACGGCGTTTCACTTGGGGAAAGGCTGTACTTAGCCTTGACCGTTATCGCCACCGCTAGGACAATAGTGGCTATCGCGTTTGCGTCGATGGGGCCGTTAATACCCTTATAAGCCGTTAGGCCAGCAATGAGGGCGTAAAGGAACACTTCAAAAGTCACTCGTTTCATATTTCCGTTTCTCCTATTTGCTCTGCGCTGAGGGGTGAGTTAGGAATGCGGTCACAATAGCCGACATTGCTCCAGCGACAATCCCACAGAATGAGCCCATGATAGATGCGCGTCCTTGCATGGAGGCAACATCTGTTTCTACTTGTCGTAAGTTGGAGGTTCGTTCCTCCATCTTGGCTACCTTAACTAACAATTCTTTAATGTCAGCGCGAATCTCCATGATAGCGTTCATGGTATTGAACCCTTCGTGCTCGGGAGCCATTAGTATAAGCCTCCCGACCCGCGAATGATATTCATGTCCACGTCCAACCCGAGGAGCGTGGTTTCGCGTTGCTGTTTAATATCCCAATCGTCGTAGTACAGAGAGTCCGTCCAACCCTTTGATTCGGCAAGCCAGCGGAAGTCGATCAGCTTGGCGGCAGTAAGAAATGCGAGGGTTTTCCCTGAACCGTACGCTCCTGGCCTGAAACCGCTTGCGCGGACAACCGAAGCAAACGCCACAAAGTCTAGGTAAATGGGTCGGTGTAGATCGTCTGAGGTGGCATCGTAATCGACTGACCGGTAGATGACCGTGCCCTTTGGGGCCTGTAAATTAGTCAAATGTTGGACCGATAAAATGCCAGCGGCTCGACCTTGCGATTGCCCGAACGAATCTACCGTGTTACCTGCCTCATAGACGTGACCCACCTTTAGTCCGCATGAGTGCAGTTCCGTGATTTCAGCCGCAGTAAACGCTTTATTGGGAAACTGCTGAGTGTTTTGGGTGTACTTAATAACACCCTCAATTCCGTTCGTGTCAAGTTGCTTGCCCAACCCCAAAACAGACGAGGTTGTGTCAATGGCAATACTCAACGTTGTCAGTCCTGTGGTTACCATATCTATAGTTTACAATATTCGATCAATAGTCGTACCAGTTCCCGTCAGCCTGATGATCCTCTTCTTCGTGGACGTATTTGCTGGACCATTCAAATCTGGGGAGATCATCGGGGCCACGGTAAACCTTGTAAGCGAACCCTTCACCGTATTCCCCGAGGTTGGTCTTAATGTGCGTAGCGTTACAGTAACCCTTGCGCTTCTTATCCCATTTAATCTGGAGGCACGTTCGGTACTTTCCGACGATAGCAATAGACCCAAGGCCAGCATAAATTGGATTGGAGTCTCCATCCTTAGAGCCGTTGCCCTTGTGTAGGTGACGCAAGCAAATAATGCAAGCCCCTGTCTCTGCGGCGATTTTCTTGAGGCCATCCATAATCATGTGGACATTAATCTTTGCCCCTTGCACACCGGATGCGGCCTCAATAAACGCCGTAATAGGGTCGATCACCACTAGCTTCGCTTGAGTCGCCTTGATCTTGAGTTTCATGTCCTCTAACCCCTGAAAGTCTAGCGGTACCACTTCATCCTTAATGGCGATGCGCGTCAAGTTGCCTTGGAGCGCCATGAGTCGCGGAACCGTCGTATACTCCTTCGCGTCCTCGGTCGCATACAGGAGAACATTGATGGGTGGGGACTCAGTGTGTAAGGCGGGAATGGATGCCCCATTAGAGGCTACACACGCCATTGCCGCCGCAAGGAGCGACTTACCGATACCTGGGTCGCCTTCGATACCGGCCAGCGTCCCAAATGCAAAGTACGGCTTAAAGAGCCAGTCCACCTTTGCTGGGGTGACCTCGGATGCCCACACAAACCCTCGCACGTCGTCGTCCGGTAAAAGGTCATGACGCGGCACGAATTCGTCGGGCGTGTATCCCGCAATCAGATGGTCGTACGCGTCATCCTTCTCCCCCTCAGTCTTTGAGTTGACAATGGCGCACGGAACACCGGCCCGAGTTAGCTCCAAGCTGACACGCTTTGCAAACTCGGTTGCTGGTGCATCCCGCTGGGCCACGATGACCACCGTGGCCCCTCGTAGATGGTCGGCGTAGTACGGCTTCCATTGTGACTTCTCGCCGTGTGCAAGGCAGGTCGCCATGAATCCACGCTCCAGCATGGCGTTCGCGGCCTTCTCCCCGTTGCAAAAGTACACCGTGCCGCCACCCTTCGCTTCCTGCATGACCCCTGGTAGATTGTAAAGGCAGTACACCTTTAATCCTAGCCCAGCGTCCTCCGGAGTCGGGTATCGAAACTCACCCTTCTTGAGTGGTTGCCCATCCTTAAACCGGCATTGAAGGTAGAAACTCTTGCGTCCCTCCTTCGTGTAGTAACGCACCTTCTCAAATAGGTACTCCCCTTTCGGTCCAGTGTACGTGTACGTCTCACTTCGCGGTCTAGTGGAGACAACGGCCTCCCTTATGCGCCGGTCCTCTTGCGTGAGTCCGAGTGACTGCAAAATAGCGTCCTCACTGCACCCAACTTGACATCGCATATGGATATACCCGTCGCTACCTTCCCATGCGGCAAACGAGGGATGGGAGTCATCATGGGCGGGGCACTTGGAGCGTACTCCGGGCTGGTCTTTATATGTGAAGGGTTTTGGATTGTCGAGTCGTTCGGTAAAACTATGAAAGTCCATACAATTCGTTTCTCTTGTCAAAAGCGGTCGTGGCTACAGCAAGTGCGGCCCACATGTCAGCCTTGAATCCGTAAGTGGCTCCTGGGCTGTTCTTCTTACCTGGGGCACCATATCGGTCAATCAAGGCTTGACGAATATTCATATCGTTCGCTCTGGAACTATGACAGATATGATTCTTGATTGCAATGCGTGTCAAGCGTTTACAACTGTCATTATTGCCCCACCATGCCATGAACTTGCCAGCCCACACGCAAGTCTCAAATACCTCTTGGCCGACTGGCATTCCGTAGGATGCGATCATTTCAATGCACAGGTGGTAGTTTTCCTCGCATCCTAGTGTGGGTAGCCATTCTTTCAAATCTTCGTTGTCTAGAATATTCCTGCTGACGATGCGTCCTGCATCATCCAAAATTACGACCGCTGATTGCACGGGTCCAGGGTCAATCCCCACAATATAATGCGTATGTTCAGTAATGGCGCACCTCCCAGAAGATCGTGTTATCGCCTGTATCTGTTAATGGGCCGTCAATGGTTGTGAACTCCACGACCGCATCGTCAAACTTGTCAAGCAGGTGATTCAGCATCTCGTATGAATTGTTGTCCATGCGCGACTGTAATAGCATGAGCGCATACAGGCCGGTACAGTGATACTGCTCGGTCGCTAATGCAATTCTCATGGGTAGCTTGCAGGGACTCCAACGCAGGGATAGCCCTTCATGGGTCCGCATGGCTTCGCCTTGGATCAAGATACGGTCATCATCAATACACCGACTGAGCGTAACTCGCTCAAGGTCAGCGCCCTCGCAAATCCACTGGTTGAGTATGTACGGAACCTCGACTGGGCGCAATCTCTGCCCGTATCGCGGAAACGTGCAACCACCGATCCCCAGATACCGAAGCATCCATCGCCCGTCACTATGCCGTGGTAGGTTTCGATAAATCGTGTTAAACCCAATATAGGTTTCAACCTGCCAACCGAACTCCCCTCGCTTGAGGAGTTCGGCCATTTGTTGCTTGGATTCTATGCGCATCAGGCACCTACCTTGAAGGTTGCAATGACTGCGCGGAACTTCATCTCGTCACTAACTGGGGTGACCAGCGCAGAGTGGGTGCCGCTGTACGGGTTACGCGCAATCGAAATCGTAATCTTCTCGACTGGTTTGCAAGCACGAATAGCTTCAAGCACCTGGCTTGCGTCCAAGGTAACCTTCTCTCCCGTGCCTGTGATTTCACAAGGAAGTGATTCTTCTGACTTACGGGGCGGGTTGAGGCTAATCGCAGACATCTTGACTGCTGACGCGGAACCTGGAACAATGTCCAGCTTGCGTTCGTCGTCGTGAGTGCTGGCGAATCGGCCCAAAGCCGCCTCTAGCATGGACCGATTGAACGTGTACGTGAAGATGGGGGTCACATCAAACAGCTTCTCCCACTTCGGCGGCAACGAACCAGATACACGCTGACTTACGATCTCATGGCCATCCAGCGTCTCGGCATGGATGCGGTAATCGTTCCAGCGAATTAGCAATCGACCCTTATGCTTCATAGCAATAATGGCCGCAACCATCCTGGGTGGCAACAAAATCGTGCCTGTTGTGGACTCGGTAGCCGAGTCGATTGTGTCCGCATGGAGTCGAACCTTATCCGTCGCTACCAGACTCATATCCTTGCCAGTGCAAGTCACGCAAGGACACTCAAACGGAAGCGAGATGCGCGTCTTCATGAGGGCCGGTCGAATGCGCTCCAAGGATTCTCGCAATAGGTCGGCGTCTACCGAAATACCTTCCTCTTGGGCTAGTACGGGAATCTGCGGAAAATCGGTTGATTCTAAGACACTGAATCGAATATCACCGTTGCGCCATTTAAGCCGACACTTTGATTCACGAAAGGTGATCGTAATAGTGGGTGACTCAATCGTCCAGATTGGGCTCAGGACCCTTGGGTCCACGCAAAAGTCTCCCAGGATTTCATTCTCAATCTGAATGACCTGCGATTGCCACGTCTCTCGTGAAAATCCTGCAATCAAAAGTTGATTGACGCCGAACTTGAATCGGACAAACGTGGACGCGTCTCCTCCACCTGGAGCATTCGCAAACTTAACGGCGAGTCGTAGTGATTCTGTGGGTACTACCCATTCTTGTACTTGCATTCCTAGTAATTCTCCAGCCCAGGCAGTTTCGGTTGCGCAGGGGATTGGTCGAGGTGTAATCGGTAACGAGTCGATAGGCGGTGGATTGATGAAATCGGCACCCCAGTCAACTCATAGACTTGTTGTGCGGTCATTTGCTGGCCGATGTAGAGATTGTAGACTTCCTCGCATACCTCTATGGAATACGTGTTAGGTCGCCCTTTTCCTTTTCCTGTGAACACCATGACGACCAGTATACATGAATTTCAATCAATTTCGATTTTTTATGAAAAATATCTTGATTCTTCCAGAAGACACGGTATAGTGTTGTCATGGAAAACGAAACCCATACCGCAAAACCCGACTTCATGGGCATGACCGAAACCGAATATCAGGCATGGATTGAGGAAGCATTGGCTAACCCTACCACCCCTGAAAAATCATTTGAAATTGATTCCGACGGCGCACTTGACTGGGTTCTTGGCAAGTTCCTAGAATGCGAAAGCCAACTACAAGCAATTCAGAACAGCCCCGAGGTCATCCGAGCCAAGGCGATCATCGCCAACGCCCAAGACCTAGAGAGGCGAGCCAAGGAGCGCATTGAGCGATTACACGGTCGATTTGACAATGAAATCGCCCATTACGTTCAAGCGAAATTGGAAGGGAAACGCACTCGCACGTACCGAACCCTCCTGGGAGCCGTATCATTGAGAAACAAGGCCGCAGGACTAACCGTTGTAGACAAAGAGTCTGCTCTTGAGTGGGCTAAGGACGCGTACCCAGCCGCCGTCGCCACTGAAATCAAAGAGTCGTTCAAGATTTCCCAGTTGGACAACGTTATGCGGGATATTCTCATGCGAGAATCGAACGACACGTTAGCTCGTCGTGGACTACTAGCAACACCCGCAACTGAAACGCTGACGATTGCAACAGGGGTTAGCGATGCAGAGTAGTGAATCCCTCCTGATAGAAAATGCCATCATGGAATACTTCCCCGAAGCATACAGCCTCGGGGGAGGAACCGTGTGTGGCGGGTTTATTCGTAGTATTCTTGAAAAGACCGACCCGAACGATATGGATATATTCTTTCAAGACCAGGCATCTTTTCAGAAAGCAGACGAATACATCAGTCGAAATCCCAGTTATACTCGTACCGAGTCAGCTTACGCTGTAACATTCACGAAACCCAAGCGAAAGATTCAACTTGTCAAGAACATCTACGGATCATACAAGGAGTTAGCCTTTAAGTTTGACTTTACGGTCTGCATGGTGGCTATGCCGCTCATTCAGGGGATGAACGTATTTATGTCTGGATGGTTTCAGTGCGATCTCGCGTCCAAACGACTACGTATACTCAATATCACAGATGCTATGGGCACCTTGAGGCGCGTAGCGCGGTATATGGAATACGGTTATTCTGCCGAACCATGCGATATTCTCTTCATCCGCAACGCTGTGGCTCTACAGTATCCAAAGAGTGACGACTACCCAGAAGAAACACTTCTTCCTACAACCAGTACAGCCTTGGACCCAGACGAGTACGACCCGTTTACAATGTAATCATGGAAGCAAAGAAAACATCTCACGTATATGAAGCAATCTCCAACGTCATGCTGGAACTATCCAAAGAGGGTATCGGTAAGGAGGGATACAACCCAAGTCAAAAATACAAGTTCCGAGGAATTGACGCGGTATATAATGCCTTGTCATCGCTCCTTGCGGCCAACAAGCTTGTCATCATTCCACGAGTCCTCGACCATAAGCTAGAGGAGCGTGTTACCTCCAACGGTGGCCGCATGGCTTACTCGTTTGTTGACGTGGAATTCGATCTTGTGTCGTCAGTGGATGGGTCAACCCACACGTGCCGAACAAGGGGCGAAGGGATGGATACCTCCGACAAGTCCACTAACAAAGCGATGTCGGCGGCTTACAAGTACATGGCGTTCATGCTGTTCTGTATCCCAACCGAGGGTGATAATGATGCTGACGCGCACACTCCGCAGGTTATGGCGAGAGGTGAGCGACCTCGCGACGAGCAGGTACAACGCACAGTCGCCGCCGCACCCAATACAAATGAGCGTGACGCTGGCGCGTGGTTAAAGAAGATCGGACTGCAAGCCGAAGCATTCAAAGAGTTTAAGGCCGCAATTCCACCGGACATGTTGTGGTACAACGTAGCTCTGGAGGCGTCAACGCGAGGTGTGACCAACGTAACCGAGCTAATGATTTACGTCAAGGAAGGTCGGGCTCCAGGTTTTGAATCAGTGGTGGGCAACGATGATTAACTTGCAATCGTGTCTATTGTCCGATCAGTCGGAGTCCACAAAGGGAGGGCGATTCTACGGGGTCGCCCTCCAGGGCACTCTTGATGATTTACACCATGCCTATTGTCGAATCATGGAGCAATCGACTAAGCCTGGTAGTGAACTGCAAGTCTATTACCACCGCATAGGCGAGGTAGAATGCCGTGTACCCATCTTTAATCCACGCCGAGAACTAACGTATTTGGTCGTGATGTCACCTAAAAGTGACGTGGTGCTGGATCAGCTAATGCTCGTCCCATTGCATGACGATTATCCCCTAACGCGATACGAATATAGAGTCATGCAGTATTTAGACAAACCGTCACAGGTTCGTGTGTGGAGGGTTGGGCCATGACCACCGCCCTAACCGCAATTACCACCGCGCTCGCCGCCAGTGCCGCCATCATGTGGGTCAGTCTCAGGTTGGCCGCCGCAAACAAATCATTAAATGCGGAAGCAACTGAACTTGATGTACTTATGCCGAGAACAGATTGGGAAAACGATATGAGGGAAGCTCGGTTAGCACTTGTCAAATTGGCCCCTAAAGACCGTGACGCTATCATTCGCTTAATTTCAACCCCCGACCATATCCCCGACGCCGAGCCCTGCCCTAACTGTGATTCCTTAGTTGAAGAGGGGGCAAAGCTAAGGGACTTTATTGAGGGCCTTATTGCCGAACACGAAAGGCATCAAGCAGAAGGGTTATTGATCGTATGGGGGCAAGAATCGCTTGCGACACTAAAGCACGTATTAAGCAAGTTTCCCACTCCCCCATCTACTGAACCAAAGGAGGAACCAAATGATAACTAGAAAATCGACCCCCCCGCAAGCAAACTGGTGGTCTAACGTCAACACGCAAATCATACTTTTATGTTGTGCGAATTTGATAGTATTGTGGTGTACGTGTGGGCATTTACTGGTGTCCGATGTCAAACATCTCAGCATTAAGGAACCGTCCTCGCAATACGTATGGCTTGACAGTGGGTCATCTGTGCAACCGGTGGCTTATTGGGGTGAATTTAGAGATGGTGACGTATTCAGCGTGGGGCAGTACACCGCAAGCATGTACCACCATAAGCCAACAAGGTCTTACAATGAACCTATACCCAAAAAATCCGAACCCCGTGGGTACCTGACAATGGCTATGAGGTCGCTAGATAGTGGGGGCGTGCATAAATTTGTTTTCTACGGCCCCATATCGAGGCTACACACGATACTTTACGAGGTCGACCATATGAAACCGCCGCAGGTTTTGTATGGTATGCCCTGCACGGACTTTGATCGTTACCAAAAGCAAAGTAAATCCGTGTTATCGTTCCATGTAGATAAATAGACGCAAATAAAATAGCCCGACCGCGTAAATGGTCGGGCTATTTTGCGCCTGATTATCCTACAGACTAGGTGTCCGGTGTGACCCGTAAAGTATCGGTTCCAGCGGCATTGATTTTAATTTTTGCCGTCTTGCCGACACCGATAGCCACGCCAGTTGAACCATTGATGTTGACCGTAATAATCTGGTCGCATGAGTTAGTGAATGTCCACTCCCAGTTGACGTTAGTTCCCTGGTTGGCGCTAACGGCTGGCAGGATGAACGTTCGGCCTGAACCACCACCTGTACCAGAGAAGGTAATGTTCTTATATCGACAAGTGAGGTAGGTAGCAGTCACGTTAGCCGAAGCGTAGGTGACCGTAGTCGAGAGTCGCTGAATATCGTGCTGATTCTGATAGGACTCTTGGCCGAGCGTTCCCGAAGGTGCTGGCTGAGTGCCTGGAATCATTTCCACGTCAGTCCATGCAGAGTAGGTCGTATCTGTGGCTGATAGGCTAGTACGAGCGTACAACTGGACTAGAAGCGACTGGTCTGTCGAGTTAATATAGATCGTAGCATTGACCCGTTGCCACTGGTCCATTGGCGTGATAGGTACCTGCGTCACGTCGCCTGTTCCAGTGGTTAATTGGAGTGCAGGATTATTCGTAGACGCCTTGGGGACATACACCCACACGGACACTGTGACGAACGACCCACGAAGGTAGTACGCATCAATGACCGAGAATGTATAAGTTGCCAAGCATATACCGGTTGAGCTACTAGGAGTCAACTTGTAAACGTAGTTAGGGGCCGACGATGACATGCCGGTGTCAAAGTTCGGAATCAAACCAGTGATGGTTGATACTGGAACAACACCTGCACCACCAACCGAGCCCGAAGATCGCCATTCGTTGTTTGTCTCCGATCGTCCAAACTTGGAGTCAGGGAAGAGATTCGGGCCAAAGAACGCCGGTTGCGTGATCGTGTTGTACGTGAACTGATCGTACTGGCGCAGTGGCTTATTGCCGAACGCGACAATGGAGTCCCCACCGAAGATGTTGCTGTTGATGTCCCAGCCCCATACTGCGCCGAATGCGTAGAAGCAACGAGCAAAGAACACTGCACCCGATGGTGAAGCGTAATCCGCACGGAGCCACTTGGAGACTTCCTGGAGGTTTGAACCGTCCGGAGTCAAAGCGTACAGATGGACGTACGCGTCAGAATTACCGGCCCATGTACCACCGTTAAAGTCCGACTCGGACTGGAATAGGATGGTACCGTCCGGGGTCAAGCAACCTTGGAATCCTTCACCATGTACTCTACCAGCCATTGTGGTGATCGTGTTGGCGTTAATGTCGATACGCCGCATGATATTTGCGCCCTTGGGACACGCATAACCATCGTTTGATGGGAAGGTCCCCGCTGGATACGATAGTGCGGCCTGGTCGGGAATCATGTACGCATAATGGTGACCCTGCGCTTTCGTAACCGAACTTGTCGTTATGTAACTGTCGCTACCGGTAATGTTGTGTGACCCATCGAACGGAACACTGGATGCGTCTGGTCTAATGTAAAGAGTATTGACTCCGGTTCCGATCAGATAACCCCAGGCTCCGCTGGTCGCTTGGCGCATAATGTCGCCAATAATAAACGTGCCACTCCAGGTCGCAGTAATGGTGTTTATCCCATCACCAACCATCTCAACCGCTCGGGAATCCTGACCGCCCATGCCTTGCGTCCCAGTAACAGATGCGCTGGCCGCTAGGGGATACGGGTTGACTCCAATAAAGTAATTGAGTCCACCACCCAGGTTGGTTGTGGATGATGCTACGGTCGGGGTTGTAGTTGAGTTTGTGGTGACACCCGTAACCAGTAAGCCAGTGATAAACACCCCGCTGGATGGGTCCAGGTTAATTGTGAGCGTGTTCGTACCGTTGTCGGCTGTAACATACCCAAAGTTAGAACCCTGGTTGACTCGCTCCCCTAAACGGAAAGGCGCAGACTCAGAACTGTACGTTAATGTCTGCTGGTAAATGGTGGCTGACGAAGCCCACGATGACCGTGCGGGGCCGTTGACATTGGTTAAGCCCCAATACTGCCCCCAGTTGGTCGGGTTATTGCACATGTCGGCAACGTTATCGCAGTAAATAATTCCTGCCTGATAATCGTTATCGCCACACATGATATAGAGACGACCTTCATAGGCCCCGAACCCAGGAAAGAATTCGGCTCCGTGGAAGTGTCTAATTGACTGCGTACCACCTGCTCCGAAGCTGTTGCCGGTTCCGCGACACGTAAACATCTTGTGCCATACAAGAGGTTCCTTATCGGGTAGGTTGAAATACATAGAAGGATTACCTTCGCAGTAGTCTCCAAACCAAATAACCCTAGTGTTACTGTACGTGCCGCTGGCTACCGTGATTGGACCTGCGATAATTCCGCAGTCACAAATCTGGTGAGCGAGGTAGATCGAACTAGAGCCTGTGTCAAGTGCTGGCTTAAACGGAATGTTTTGCCCGTCTGGGCTCCACTCCAGCCACCATACGTTTGCTGTCTTCACCAGCGCGGTAAGGGTGTTCATGTTTGCACCCGAGGTGGTGAAGTTAATTTGGTGTGAGTTATCGAAGTCGGCAGGTGAAGTGCCCGACTCTTCAATAGTGGCGACACCAGCCACCACTGATAGGACTCGACCAGTTGCGAGGCTTGTGGCCTGAGTGACCGCTTCACCCGCTTGAGGCGAGCCGCTTACGGTCCCAGTAATCACAAACCGGTTGGCTTGCTGGCAAGCGTAAATACCCGAATTAGTCCCATATAGGGAGTTTCCGAGCGAATAGCTGGCGTAGTTTGTAGACGCTCCACGGCGAGTCGTCTGTCCGTTATACAGGGCGATACCCGTATTGGATTTGTACGGCGAAACAACATAGTTCTCAGATTGCTGAAACTGTGAGGCGGTAGTCACCGACGCATTCGATGTCTGCCCGGTGATGGTGTCTGCAAACACAAACTGGGCGGTACTCGTCGGCCTGATAATCAGAATGCCTGACGCCCCACCAGCACCGGAGTCCTGGATCAAGATGCCGGTCGCACCCGAAACGGAACCGGTAACAACCTCACCGTTAATGAAGTTGCCCGATTTAGTTGCAGTGTACGTGTAATCGACAGGACTATTCCACAAGCATTGACCTTGGATGATCTTCGCCTTGTGCGTCGTCACGTTGGCTACCGTGCCTGTATACCCCGGAATCACGTAAGATGACTGCGGGATAATGTTTCCCCCGATGCGTCCAGCACTAGGGGGAATTTGCGCTACCCCTAGCATTGAAAGCATCAGGAGTAGAAACGAAGTAATGTATTTCATTAAGATCGAACTCTCCCTACAACGTAGATGTCAAGAATGAACAAAGCCACCGGAGACGACGCGGTTGGGTTGTATCCCGTCGCGTATCCGTTAGTTCCGGTACCTGCTGAACCATCAACCGTGCCGCCCGTGTTTATGGTAACGGTCGGTACACCTGTTGACCCGTTAATGACTCGCAACCTACAAGCGACCGCCCCTGATGGAAGTGCCGCGATAGGGTGCGTACCATCCGGGGACGTGTGCAACACTAGATATGATAGCCCACGGGTTCCGCTGGCTCCAAGCGTAACAGTAATCGCTGACCATTTAACCGATGCGGTATCAACCATTGGAATGACAATGCCATTAGCATCAATGTATTCGACTCCCAACGTATCACCGCTTCCGCCAGCATCAAACAGGCACACAGCGAGTGGATTTAGGTTAATTGGCATTGCGGCATTAGTGGATTGCCCGGACGAAACTGTCACGTTACCGCCGGGTGCAATAAAATAAATGGTGCCGATACTAAGCGCCGTAGGTGTGGTTGCGTTAGGTGCTACAACTTGAGTGGCAATACCGCCACCTGAGCCCACCGAGGAATCAATGGTTCCAGCCGTATTGATCGTAACACTGCCAGAAGTCACGTTAACTATCAATGTAGCCCCGCCGTTGGTTAGCGTGTTTAGGAAGTGTGTACCATCGGGTTTCGTCTGGGTGACGAGATAACCAAACCCACGAGCTGTACCCGCAGGAATAGTTAGTGTTACAGCCCCAAATGTCGCTCCAGTGGAATCTACAAATGGGATTTCTAGGCCCCCACTGCTACGCATTTCCACGTTGACAGTAGAGCCGCTACCNGACGCATCAAAAAATGCGGTCTGCGCGGGCGTGACGGGTCCGGTCCCAACCTGCATTAGCTCAAACCGGGGCAAGGTAACCGAAGCAAATGAGACAGAGGGTGCAAAGCAAGTTGCCACTAGCGCAATGCCTACCTTCACCCAGTTTGGTAAAGTTCCCCACCACCCGAAGCGGTGCGGGATAGATTGGAAACTGGTGTTTTCTTTCATAGCCGTAAGACTAGTATACTTATAGTTTAACGGTACGACAACGAAAACCCTCGGCACCGACCCGAAGATATGGCTACAGTAGATAGTGAGTCTACCGAGAATGCACCCTGCAATGGGGTAATGATATTAGGTTTGGGATTATAGATTACCGAACCCCCGAGCCCCATGTGACGTAAATTACATTCGTAAGCCAAAGCTACCGCGCATACCATGTCATCATGCTTGCCTTGTGGTGCTGACATTTGAAGCAATCCGCTTGGCAACTTATTGAACTTATACGCTCCAAATTCCCTCTGGCACTCCGCTCCAAGGAGTGTTTCATTATTAAGCAGGTGCCCCGAGTGCTCGTCAAATGCTAAAGACAACTGATTCATAATTCGCGTCTTCTTATCGTTACTGAACACGAACGGTTCAACTCGCGCATAGAAACAATCCTGCCCTAATTGATCTACCGTACCCGCTTCGCGGGTTGCGTCAGCCACGACCGGACATTGCCATTTCTGGAGGGCCGCTCCGATAATGCGCATCATGCTAGGATACGGCTGGATATTAAGCCTGATTAAATGCGCCAAGCAATTTAAGGTGCTATCCCAGATCGCGAGGACCGTAAAGTCATTGACCTTCCCTAAGTCAAGACCGGCGCAATATTGGTGGCCGTCGATTGGTTCTTCTTGCCACTCAGCGTCACACACCTCATGATACGTGCGGAACACGGAGCCACCGGAGCCCAGGAAGTCCCCGTAGATTTCCTGACGGATTAGATCATGAGTCATACCTTCCGTCATAGACCGAATCTCTTCCACGGTCATGATGGGGTTTTCCCCACTCCAGCACTGCTCGCTCCACCACTCGGGGCGACTCGGGTCTTTACCCATGTCGAATAGGGCTTTGTACCAGTTGTCACCGTTCGGTGTGCTAGGGAAAATAGCAGAACCTTTTCGGTCAGCGAGTGCTGGCCGAATGCTTCTCCACCAGGGGTCGGGCGAATCCTCTAGTGCGGCCTCGTCAAAGATACACAAATCCCAACCGTCTCCTACGAGAGATCGCGGATTGTCGGTGCTCTTAGCCTGAATGATACCGCCCGTCTTTAACTTGAGCGACTGTTTGCCTTCCTGGGTAATCAAATCCGAAATCAATTCGCGGAACTTGCTACCCTCGATCATGGCAACCGTCTCGGACCACACCTTGTTCGCGAGGTTGTAAGTCGGGGCCGCATTCATAACCCATCCACCGAGAATAGCGCATGTTGCAGATTCAAACCCGCAAGCTTTTGTCTTGCCGGTACGCCGACCCCAGTCAGGCACACGGAATCGGTTGCGCGCTTCATGCAACCGTAACTGGGGCGGGTTTGGGTCGTATTCCATCGCTTCCGCGTATGGTTTCATTTGTTCCCATGTCAGCTTTGACATAAGGAATTGCCACGGTGCGCGAGGTTGAATCTTACGCAATCGGTGGGCTCCCTGGAACGTAGCGAGCGGTAATATCAGTCGTAGCTCGTTGTATTGTAATGTCGTGAGTGATTTCGGTTACCATTAGCGGGATACTGGATAGTGGCACACGGTCACCCGCATAGCACACGTTGTCTAGAGGGAAAATGTCCGGTTGCAACCAGGCCGTCGGAAGACTTACGTCCAGCCCCGGCAGGGAAAAAACTCGGTACATGTAGTCTGCCGCATTCGATGCAAAGGTCGAGTCCGCAAAGATACCGTCTACCCATTGGCCCATGTTCTGATAGCCTAAGTGGTTGTATGCCGTTGGATCAAAAATAATTGGGTTGGTGGACGGGTCAACCGGTCGGCGCTCAATGATTGGGTTCCAGTAAGGGGTGTACGAGTTGATGCCAATAATCGCAAAGTCTGATCGAACCTCGCGCATGTTCTTGCGCACACTGGATGCGAGTACGCTATTAAAATTCAGGCCGGTTCCTAAGACGCTTTCCCAGTCAGAATCAAAGAATACACGCTTAATACCGTCCGCAAGTTGGAACTTCTCAAAATGAAGCTTACCGGCCACGTCCGTAAATACCATATATCCAATCGGGTTAGCCTGTTTAATCAGTAGCTCGTCCAGCTTACCATTGGCATATCTATTCTGCAAGCTACCAGCATCACCAATCCCAAGGAACGGCGCAGGGTTACCGTACTGATCGCCAAGGTCGGTGTCAGGGTCAGGTCCGACTAGCGCATTAAAGTACAAGTCATCAGGCACAAATCCCCCAAGTTGTGCAAGGTACGATGCCGCATAGAATTGGTTCCACGCATCCATACGCGGCAAGTCCCATCGCGGGGAATCAAGCTGAATCATGCGGTCGCAACACGTCATAACGAACAAAGAACCACCCTCGACTGATTCCACGTCCCCCTCGCAGTGGCCGTAGCCTGTGAAGATAAGTTGAGGACTTGACATGGAGCCGTCATCGGTTGTGCGTGAAGCGTACACCTGCACGGCTACCTGCCCGGTATTCAGCATCCAGTTACCCCACGACCCGTCGTAGTTGTTAAAGAACAACTTGGCATACGAGTGAATAGTTAGGGCCTCGGGGTCAAACTTGTGGTTAACCACAATGCGCTCAGGGAATAGTTGGGTGGCCGGTTGAGGGTCCGAATAATCGTTAGGTGTGGAGTCAGTGTAGAACCCCCGAATCACTTTTGTCAGGTCCGAATACGCGTTACCTTTATAGGTGCCGTCTGTTGGCCCCGTGAAGTCCACCTTGGCACGCAAATTAGGGCCAGTCGTTTGGGTATACGGTTGACCTGTGCCGGGGTCCACCGTGCTCGTATCCAGGGTTTCCGTCCAACCAGCACCGCTATCAGGAGCATTGTCCATGGATAGCGAATCGTATGTCATTGCCGAATATGGTGCGCTATGATATGGAGTGGCAATACTCATGGTATTGTCCCACTTGCCAGGTTCACCCCACATGTTCGCAGACAAGAAATTGGACGCGCCACCAAACATGCCTACGAGGTACTTTGTCTCTTGTTTGGCAATAAAACTGAATACCGTCGCTCGGTCATTAAGCCGAATATACATGCGCTCGGATAATAGCTTAAATTCCACGTCCAGGAGCGGTTCACCGTTGCCATAATCAAACCCAGCCAGTTGAGGTGATGTACTGCTGGTCCTTGGAATTTGTTGAAGGGTAATCCATGTCGCCCCCGAGTCTGTGCTTTGCTGGATCAAGTAGTCGCCGTTTGACTCAGAGATCACCTTCCAGTAGACGGCCCCCTGCTTGACTCCAACCCATACTTGAGGAGTATCCGAAGCGGTTGATACGCCCCCCTGGGTGCCAGCGGCAAAGAACACTTTTGGTTGCGGTCGCGCCGACACGGTTACCGTCAAAGCCTGGTGGTTGGATACGGTTGAAGTCAATTCAAATTTGTTAGTGTTTGCGGACGTGTACGTGCTAGTCATGACCGAAATGCCCATGCTTCGGCTGGTCTGACTACCCCATAATGGCTGGTAGAAGCAACCTGTTTCAGCGTTTGAAGTCCAGGTTACCGACGGCAAGGTCGAATCGTACCCACCTGCCGCCGTGACTAGGGCTAATTCAGTATCGTACAGCGCATCAATTCCTGCTTGAAGGAACGCGTTGTGCGGGACACGCAACGGGGTCGAGGTCGTGTGCTGACCTTCGTAATTGTGGGCAACGTTGGTAGTTCCACCTTCGCCGTTTGTGAGAGGTCCGTCTCCAAACTCCCACGGATACCATGCGGCACGGTATTGTGGTTGAACCCGATAAGGGAACAGAGAGTGCGTGGGCCACATGTAAACCTGCGCGTTATGTAGAACTTCCATTTATCCAGGCACCCAAGTTTGTCCACCGTCTTGACTGATGTAGCTATCCACGCTACTACCGGACGGCACAACAAATCGCCACTGACGCACAACACCATCCTCAAAGATAAGAGCGGCTTTACTGGCGCTTACGCTACTTAGAACAGTCCCAGCCAAGGCGAACGCTGATCGCCCAACTTTCGTGTACGCTTTCCATGTACCGGAATCAAAAATAACAGCCATTGACATGTCAAGAGGCTTGGCGTAGTCAGCCGCAACTTGTGTTCCTGATGCTATCAATGTTTCTGTACTCCATGTGTCCTCTTTGCCGACACTACTAATATAGTATACGTCTGAGCCGCCAGCATGAACGTAATACAAGTCCATTGCGGCCTGAAAACCGTATCGCCAGTATCCATCAATATCATCAACGGTAAATGCCCCAACGGTAAATGTCGCGTCAAACGACTTGATATACCGATTCATGTAGACGTTGGTGGCGTCTCCAAACGCGACCAGTCCCCATCCAACATTTCGCGCAAAGCCACAAACTGAGCCCTGAACGACAACCGCAACATGACGAAATGATGCTCTCCACCGTTGGCGATTTTGCAAGACCGCGTGATTGCTTAGGTGTGGTATTGGTGGTTGGTTTAATTCGGATGTGGTATCAACGTTGCCAAACGCCCAAGTAGCGCCAGTCAGGTACCCACCGATGCTGTTTGAGTACCCGGAACCTTCATGAGTGGTCGGTGTGGCAGTTTCGTAAAGCTGAACTTGCGCACCCACGTTTGGGGTACCAGTTAAGGTGAATACGTCACCCCATCCTTGAGCACGTAATGACTTCGACACACACAAAGGAGTGTATCCACCAAAAGCGGCACTTTGCGTCCACACGTTTCCCGCTCCAGGATACACAACTACCTCGTCCCACAAGTCTTGTGCTGGTACGGTTGCCCCTAATGGTTGGTCTATCCAGTCCTTCCAAATGCCGGTGACCGTATCCACTGTCGCCCCTTGTCCACCGAAGATAAGCGCCGGCAACGAGGTCGAGTGGTATCCATCGGTAGGAGCGGTTAGCAGTGTCGCAGTAATGCCTGGGAAGTATGCCAACATGGACTGCAATTCATAAATGGCGTAGTATCGGTATGTTGGTGAACCCGAAAATGGAACGATATGCGCGAGTGCTGGTAGATCGCACGGTCGATAATCGTTTTCCAAGATCAGCAAATCTTGCAAATAGGTTTTGTCAGACCCCGAGGTCCACCCCAAGTTGAAATCCTTAAATGGTTCCAGGATGGTAAGCGCAACCTGACGTGCAGGGTCGGATGAGTTCACTAATGAAACATCAGTTAGCGTAATGGATTCGCCGTTAGGTATGCCGCTAATAGTAATGGAGTCACAGAAATTAACACCCCAACCAAGTCATACTGATCTACTGGATCGGTCGCTATCGGGAATCCACCTGACCCTGATAATGGGTAGCGGCATTGTGTACTATTGACAGTGGTGCCATCCGAGGTCGCGCAACACAAGTCTAACTGGGGACTTGTCGAAGTTACGATAAATGGAAAATCCCAACTTTGACCAGCCAAGCTTGCATGTAACGTCACTCCTGCTGAGGCCAATCCGGTGATTTGCAAGTACCGATAAACTTCCCATACGCGCACCGCACTTTGGACTGCTAGGGTTAGTGACCCAGTTCCTCCTGATGCCACCGCGTGAACTCGCCCTCCAACTAACGATAGGGTCGTATTAGCTCCTGCCGACCAATGGGTGAGTGAGGTACACGGATCAATGTTTAAGCTAGTGGCTTTGGCTATTGTCATCGCGTCCCATTTGAACCCGTTAAACATACATCGCCAATCAGTTGCATCGTCGGGCGATAACGAAGAAAGCCAAGCCGCCACTGGGGACGTTTCGTCCAGTGCGACCCCCGGCGGCAAGTACCCATTCAGATCACACGAGCCCGTATACTTTTTCTGGTCCCATGTCGGCCCAGCGGTAGGGTTCAGAGTTACGTTTGACGTGTGCGAGAATTTATCCTGCACGGTCATCGTCACCCCTGGGGATGGAATATCGCTTCCGAAGCATTTTGCTCTAGCGTTTAACGCGAACATAGTCGGCGCTTGCATCGCCGCCGACCCCGCCGAGTACACGGTATTGACCATGTGCGAGATTGACCACAATCCCGCCGCATCCGCGTTGGCCTTGCAGGTCATCGTTCTATCAAAATCGACCGCACACGCTAGGGTGCCGTTCGGAAAGTTGCTCGACCATGTGGCACCCGGCACCGTCCAGGATGATGTCTGTACGACTGGGGAGGTCCACGAAGTTGTGTATAGGTGCGAGGGCTCACTACCGTTTGCGTTGAACTTGGAAAAGCTAGTGTTCGGAAAAACGTAAAGCTGATAGTCCGAAATCGTACCAATCGCGGCCTGGAGTGCGGCATCAATCACGAAGGAAATGGTAGCCGTAATTGACGACAGCGCGATTGAGCAATAGCATGTGCCACCGATGCGCGGTTGCAATGTGTACTGAATGCCGCTGGCCGGTAACCCATCCCCCTGCGCTGTCCCCCCGTAGTTTGGGAAATTAGTCCCGTCAACCGTGGTGGATGCTGATGGAATATAGCTTGTGGCCCACTCTTCAACGTCAATGTAAAACGTATAAGTGCCGCCTCGGGCACCACCACCTGTAAATGGGTTGAATCCTATGTTAAACCAGTCCGTTAAGGTGGCCGTAACCGACGGTCTTGTCGGCATTTGCGCTTCGACGTTTAACTGTACGCCACTGGGACCGGTAGGACCACCGCAACCACCAGCGGCAGAGCAGTTTAACTGCATCCCGCAGAAATTGAATTGCAGTGACCCTGAACCTGCAAGCTGGAATCCTGGATGCCCACCACCTGCGGCAGTAACTATCCCGGTTGTGTCTAGGGATAGATTACCGCTGGCGGGAAGTCTCCATGTGCGTCCAGTTAGCCAACTTGCCATTATTCTTAGATTTCAAACAACACCATCTGCATTCCAGATGGTCCAAAAGAAGTGTGTACGAATTCACGGAGTACGACGCTGGCCGTCCACGGCACTAATTTACCGTGGACGTTGGCGACTCCATGTTTAACCCCGTATCTACTCCTGCCCGTCCGATATGTGCTCGGTGGTGGGAGTACCTTGCTCTGGTTCTGTCGCGGGTGCTGGTTCTGGGGTTGCGGTTGGCTCATTTGTTTCCTCTACTGTTGGGGCCTTTTGAGCGGATTCTGTCGCGGGTGCTGGTTCTGGAGCCGGGTTGGGGTCCTGTGCTGGTGCAGTGGAATCAATCACGACTGGCTTCCCCGACGTGTTCCATTGAATTGTTGGGTGTGCAGTTTCAGGCACTACAGTTGCCAATCCTGGTACAACAAAGAACTCTTGGAGTTGAGCAACCGTTGCCTTGGTCGCGTCCTCTAGCGTGTTTTCAAATGACTGAGCGGCAAGCCGAACTTTTTCGTACTCACCGTTAAGGAATTGGATAAAGACGATACCATCCGCCAAATTGAATCGACCTGATAGGCGGTTAGGTTGCAATGTTAGGAGTTCCATATTTATAGTGTACTCCATGTATAGTCATAAATAATGGAAAGAACCTTGTATAGGCCCTGAACCGTCGGTGAGTTGTGAGGGCCGGGGTGTTCTGATAAAGGAGGTGAAATGAAACCCGTCGCGGAATCTATCCGCGCTCTACAACCACCCCGGCAGGTAGAAAATGGGATTACCCCACCCTCTTTATGAGTATACACGATTCGACAATCCTGGCCTCCATCGAACGTCTTGAGCATTCTTAAAGTTCTCAATCGTCTTGGAATTCTTGGATAACGTGTTCCCTCGGTCGTCTTTGAGTGTGACTTCGATCTGAATAGGCACTGTTGATCCACTAGCCGCCGCACCTTGCGCTTGCCGCGTGTAACCTGCGGCAGAGCCTCCCTGTGGGTCTGCATTTGCAAGATTACGCAGGTCGTACCCTAACGCTTGCATCTGGTGAATCTGCGCTTTCGTGCCACCTATAGATGGGTGCAGAATTCCCGCTTGAGACGCTTCCCGGTTGGAGAATGCGGCCCGAGCAACCCACTCGTTAGCGTGTGGCACGTTTGCGGCAATCGACATCAATCGGTCCATGTATCCGAAATTAAATTCTCGGGTAAGACCTGATAATTCCTCGACCGCTGATGCGCGTTGAGCGGCTAATCGTTTTGCTTGCTCAGGAAGAGGTCGTCCGTTGTGTTCTTTGGCGAGTTCTGCATATTCGGCGTCAATGTCGCTAATATGGGACCGAATCGTTCCCATCTGTTGCTGTAGATTGTTCCGAATCATCCCAGGAGCGCCAGGAATTAAACCTGATTTAAGTGCTGACTCCTCTGCGCGTAATCCGTATAACTTTGCGGACTCATATCCACCCATCGGGACATTGGCGCGGTCAATTTCCATCCGTGCAGATTGAAGTCGTGCGCTAACGAGGTTATTTCGCGCCTCAATAGAGGCTCTGGAGTTTGGCTCATTGCTGAACGCATCCACCATCCGTTGAGCCGCCGCCACGCTTTCACGTCCACCTCTGGCAATGTCTGCGTAAGCGGCACTTGCGGTGCGTCCACCGTACCCATACATTAACGCAGTGGTCGGAGCCACAGATCGCTCTGCAACACCCGTCATCGCGATAGCGTATTCGCCTTTGACGTTGCTGACAATGGCGTCATATTGTGATATGTTTGCCTCGGCATCTAAATCGTTTGCTGACGCTCGTAGTCGCATCCGTTGCTCGTCACTTAATGGGTTACGCTTATTATCCGCAAGCGACCGTGCAAACGTGGCCTTTTCTCGTGCGGCTTTGGCTTGAGCCATTCCGTACACACCCGAGTTTGCAACCGACCCACTAGCCGCCGCAAATTGAGCGGCCCCAAGGTATTCGGATTGCCCAAGTTCCATGTACGCAGATGTTTCTCCAGACTCAGCCTGGAAAATATCCATGCGGCCCTGCAACACGAACTGCTTCATAGCCCCTTCCGCACGTGCTCGACCCAGTGAACCCGGCATGTACGTACTTGCAAGTTCTCGCTG